GATCTCCAAGATCGTTCCTAACTCCAATTCTGTAGTAGTAAGGGCGTTAAAGTCATAAATCTCTTTCCAGTTGTCAGGAGTACCATAGAACTTGGTGGAGATCTTCTGTAGGTTGTCTCCTTCCCTTACAAATTGTCTACCAAATGGAATATCTTGTAATAGATTGCTAAATTGCTCCCTGTACTTGTTTAATAAGGCTGCTAATCCAGCGGCTTGAGTTAATCCACTAGAATTAAACGCAGCCTCCCTATACCTGGCCGTAAGACTTGATTTATTAGATGCAACATTGGCAAATGGATCTATATTAGAGAAAAAATCAATATACCCCCTAAGTTTACCCTGTAGGAATTTAACTAGCCCTACAATCCTTCCAATGCTCTTTTGTACGTCTTCAACCGTTTCAACTATCTGATCTACAAAATCGGTAAGTTTTGCCACTTCCGTTGAAATATCACTAACAATATCAGTTATTAGATCCTGTAGATCCTGTGGCACTGTATCCGGTATAGTGCTATGAAATTCAGCAAAATCCGCTACATTATCAATCAGCTCCTTATTTATCTGAAAAGGAACCGTTCTTTTTCTTTGAAGAAAAATTGCATTTTTAGGAGCGTTAAAACCTACTATATATAGACCAATTTCATAAGAAACATCAGATAACTTTTTCATATCGAATTTAGTCTTTTCTATAAATCCGTATCTTTCCCAATCCCCCAAAGTGAAGCGGCAAAGATTTCCCCTTATTCTAACGGCATCAATTAATTTTTGTATTTCTGTAGATACACCATAAAGCTCAAAGGGATCTGTAAGGAAGAAGGCAGATGCAAGATCAGAATTAGTTCCATAATTTCTATCTTTAAGCCTACCCTTTAAGACCATATCAGATTCTTGAGATCCCAATACCTGGGTCACTGGCTCCGAAGATCCTGCGTAGTAGTCTTTTTTAATTCTCTGCTCACCACCAAAGGTAAAAGGAACCATTGGCATCATATTTCCTACTAATCTAACCTTATCGCCGGGTCCACCAAGCTCCTGAATAAGGAAACCTTCAGGAAAGTCTGCACCCCTAAATGGGTTTATGACTTGCTTCTCAAATGGATTTCTTAGTGAACTTGTTAAATCTGAAACTGCATCAAAAGCCATTTTAAATCCCAGGTGATAATTTACTGAATAAGCTATCTCTACCTATTCCCGTTCTATTGTTTGCCGCCTTCTCAAGCTGTTTCTGTATCGTAAAGGCAATTCTATCTGGCTGTAACACTTCTTTAAAATTGTTATTCATTTTAATATTTTGAGTAATATTATTATTTACTAATTTTTCAGCATCACCATTAGGCCCTAATGTTGGAGTCATAACCTTATCCATTGCCTTAGTGAACTCACTTGTAAAAGCCTCTCCAAATTCAGCACCCAGGCCGGTAAATTTACCAGAGGCCATTGTTGCCGCTACCGCCGCCATTCCTGCAATTATTCCTTTTAAAGATCCCCATAGAGCTGTAAATCCTATAGCTAGATTCCTTATACCATCGGCAACAAATCGCATTGCACCAACAAGGCCGTCAGTACCCCTTCCCATAAACGGTAACATTCTTATAATCTCATAGAATAAATTTCCAAAACCCACAATCATATCTTGAAAAGGTGCCATAAAAGCCTGAAGGGATATTTTTACTGAATTTATAAACTCTCCTATTTCTGGAAGTATCTTTGCAAAATCAAACATATTTTCCAATTTTATTCTATTAATTGCTCTTGACAATCCCTGTAATGGAATCAATAAAATTCCTACAAGGCCTGCCATTCTAAGCATGGCAAATCCTACCGATTTAAGACCTACTAAGAATCCCCCACTTAAATTAAGCGAGAACATTTTAGTAAAACTTCCCATCATATTTTTTAATAATGGCCCTATCAATGGAATCCTTGAAATCATTCCACCAATACCCTGCAAAAATGTACCTAAACCCCTTGTCATTTTAGTAGATGCTAAAAATCCGACTATTTCCTGGGTGTGGGCCATAGCCAGAGCTAATCCACCAATAGATATTGCTGTACCGAAATCTCCTGATAGATCTCTCAATTGCATGAGGTTCAACATCATTTCTTTTGGACCCGCCATAAATCCTTTTAGAAATATGGCCAATTGCTTAACTACTTCAGCCCCTTCCTTTTTAAGAAAGGTTATAGCAACGTCTAAAATCTCTTTTAATACTGGCAAAATAACATCACCTAGAGGCTTTAATATAGATCCAATTCCAACGAACAGATCTCTTATCTGTATTAATCTTGATCCAAGGGTATCGGCCCTAGCTTTAACTACGTCTGCTGTTCCTGCTAATTTATCAAGTCCAACTATTAATGCCTGAATCCTTTTAACTGGTATTGCTTTGTTAAATTCCTTTAATGATTTAATTCCTGTGGCCGCTTCTATTTCCTTTCCAGACTCAAGAAATAATCTTTTTCCAAATTGAGTATTAGAAGATAAATCCCCAGATATACCAGATTGAATACCAGACATGGCTTGAAAATCAGAAATACCAAGGGCCGGTGCTGCCTTCAGGGAAACTCTTGCAAGCTCACTGGCCTGGCTTAATCCATCCCCGGCAAGTCCTTTAGGTGCCAAAAAAGCGTTAAAGGCTTTAGTTTGTCCGATCAATTGATCTGGCGATATGCCCAATTTTCTTGCCTTGGCGACAAGTTTATCCATTATAAAACCGGACTGGGTTAAGGCTTCATTAAATGTCATCATCCCGCCATTGGCTCTCATGCCATTGGCTATCATTACGCTAGATAATTCAATCTGTGTTGCCTTAAATTTGTCTGAGGCTTTTATACCATTCGCAAGAACTCCTAAAATTCCCCCACTAGCACCAGAGAAGGTCATGGCATAGGATATTCCCATCCTAGTTATAGAATTTACGGCGCTATCTGCTGCCCTTGATAATTTATCAACTTGTTTATTTAGAGAGTCTGCAACCCCTAAAGCCTGATCTGCATTAAATACAAATTCAGTTACTACCTTAAAACCTTCTACTGCTATTCCCATTAGTTACTATCTCCTGACTCTTTATCAATTATCTCTGCCAACATTTCACAATAGACAGTAAATTGGTAATTAGTCATTCCTAAAATTTCATCAATGGAAATAGAACTATAGCGTTTACACCATGCTATTTGTCGCCAGAAGTTACGATTTCCGGTATTAGCTCGTTTCCCACTTCGTCATCAACCCCAGTTACTTGTGTAAGTGCCTGCAAACATTGGGACCATTCTTTATAACTAAAGAGGCTGTTTAGATCCTCTTTTTCATTCATTGACAGCTTTTTTGAATCTATTTGAATCAAAAGTTTTTTGAACATTTCTTTTTGAGTCAATAAACCCAAAAGAGCTAAGTTCTTTTCGTCTGCCTTCATGCCTGCAACCTTTATTGCACCTTCATTATCGGACATTTTAGGTTCTCTTAAATAAATGACTTTCTTTGAGCTTAACGTGAATTTGTAAAGTGCTTGTTCCATGATTGTAACTCCTATCGTATCAGTATCGTTAAAGTTGGCGGGTAGTTTTGATGAGATACCCAGCTCGTTTTTAAATTATAATCTAATTCTTCCACCCGCTTGAAAGTTCATCGACTTAGTGATCTTGTCACTTAATCCACTTTGAGACTTGCTCAATGAGAATTGACAGTCAAAATAAACATAACTTGCGCTTGTTCCGTCCGGATAAAGCTCTGTAGTAATAAAACTATAATCAGATACCCCAATACCGTTTAAATTGTTAGTCACCAAATTATCAATAAAAGCATCAGCGACATCGCTCTTTACTTCCATATCAAAAGATCCTGACCAACCCTGCATAGATTGATCCCCTTCTGGTAAGGGATTCCCAATATATTCAGATCTTGAGAAACTAGAATCTTGATTTACACTTACACTTGTAATTGTATCAAAAACGTGTTCCTCACCATTTTCAAAAACTTTAAAAAGTCCTGAATGGCCTCTAATCGAAGCTACCATAATTTACTCTCCTTCAGTTACGACCACTGACTCACCGATTTCTGCTCTGAGAATAATAAATCTCATAGAACTAAAAATCCTTTGTTTATATTGAATTAAAAAGTTTCCTGCTGCTAATGATAGATCCGTATTTAGAGTTTCAATATCAACTAGCTTTGCATTTCCACCATTAACCTCTGAATCTCTTGGTAAGATCCCCAGATCCTCCTGGCCTCTTACAAAGTTTAAAATTGCAGCTTTTACGGCCACTCTTTTAACTAATGAATTTACATCATTTTGGTAAATCTTCAAAAACTTTGCAATTGAATTGGTTAGGTAGTCGGCCATTCTTCTGCGCAAAATAGTAAGTTTTGAACTATTTGCAATCTGAGTAGTTACACCAGACTTTAGCTTGAATCCAATATCTGAATCAAATTCAAAGGAAGAAATTCCTGCGGCCATAAGAGCGATAAAATCTGCTCTTGTAAGGTTAGATTTTAGAGATAATGCCCCAAAAAGCAATCCTGCATTTCCGGCATAAGCTGGATCTGTCTGTGGTGAAGTTTGACTTAATACTGAAGCAAGCCATGAAGCAGGACTTGTCATTAAATTAGATCCACCTACGATAGTTTCTACCCAGTTATAACAATAAACTAAACGCCCGTCCGTATCTCTAAGGGTAGCAACATTGGTAACCGCTGTGGCCACACTGTCGCTTTCTGCCCCTGCCAATAAACAGATCTTGTCCTGGGTTAATCCTGCATGAGTTTTAAGGTAAGCGTTCCTTGTAGCATTATAAGAATCAAGAAATAAAATATTGCCTGCGCCTTCTGCCTCTGCGAGAGCAATTGCAGCTTGATAGTCTGTGTCTGAAGCCGTTCCATCAGATCCCCCCGCCATACTTGTCTCACTTGCCAGTGCAGGCTCGGCACTAGAAGCCAACAATGTAGCATCAATTAAACTTGAATCAGCAAATGGGGCAACCCCATCAGCAATTAGATAATTGTCATAAGTTTCGGTCTGCAAAACTGCTAGTGCATTATTATCTTTAACAGTGATTTTCTTTCCTGAAGTTGTACCCGCAGTAATTTCAAATGAAAGACTATTTCCATAAGCTCCAACATACTTTGCATCAAACTGAAGTAAGTCTGTACTAGCTCCATCATCAGCAATCAATTGTGATTTTGCGGAACCTGTAGCAATCACCTTGATTACTTTTAATCCTGCTGCAAACTTCTTATTTTTCAATTGAATATGACCGGAAATTGAATCCGATTTGCCATACTTTTCTTGGAATGATTGAAGGCTACTAATTGAATCTAAAGACTGATCGCCTCTTTGAAATTGGCCTACCAAAATAGCAACGCCTGTACCAACCCCTTGAACTTGTGGATCTGGTGCGTTCTCATCAATTACAATTCCATCAACCTCATCAAATTCTAGTGGATTATTTGTTCTATAAATACCCATGTTACTATTCTCCTTTTTGTATTTAGTTATATAACAATAACAATATCTGTATCTACTTCAATTCCTGGGTCCGGCGCACTTGGGCTAATAGCTATGTTATCCATGGTGGATTCTGTCTTAGTTATAATTCTTTGAAAATTCACTAAAACCCTCAACCTAGATCGCCATTCATCCCTTTGACTTCCTTCTTCATTATCATTATAAGTGTAACCAGTTAGATCATATCTTGCAATAGTATTGAAGTATTGGGTCAAGGTAAGAGAGGCCCCAAGACTCCTTCCTGAGTCTTGAAACTGCTTGTCGAATAAATCGAACATGGCCTCCATTAAGAAACCTCTTGTTTCCTTGTATTCTGCCCAAAGATCAACTTGCAAGACTAAATCATACTCGCCGATAGCATAGGTCGAGACTCCATTAATATTGCTAATTAACGTGGGCATCATGCTTCTATATTCTGGATTCCCTACGGTCATAACACTAGCGCAAGGCATTTCAAGATCTTCATTATGATTAGGCCATTCAAGATAGACCTTTTTCAATAGATCTTCGTCTACATTGGATTTCATATATTCCACTAATTCAAAAATAGGTGCTTCGTTGGCTCCTAGACTCATTTCAAATGCCTCAATTCTTGTTTAATGTTTTCTATTATCATGGGTATAGCCCTTTCCATTATATTATGAGGCTTCATGCCTACCCTTTCAATCTTTGCCTGAGTGTATTTGGCCAATGCCCATACCCTATCAGAATAGTCTGGTGGCTGAGTAGAATCACCCAGGACTCTTTTTGCCCATTGTAGTAATGGGGTAATTGGTGGCCTAAATGGTCTTGCTCCATATTCTATAATTGGAGCATGAGGGGCAAAATTACCTAACAAAATTGATTTTTCTGTTTCATCCAATGCCCATGACTGAGCAAATAAACCAGTATCAACCGGGGAATTCCTAATAATTTCTGGTAAAGAATCAATAATACCTATTGCTACCAGATTCTTTTGCTTATCAATATGTA